GGTGCCGAAAAAACGGTAGCGGCCATGGCCATCCGTCTGGCCTTGTTGTCGGTCTCGTCTCTTCCTAAGGGAAACATTTTTATTCTGGACGAACCCGGCACTGCCTTAGATGCGGAGAATATGGAAGGGTTTATACGCATACTTCAGATTATTAAGATGTATTTTAAGACTGTGATACTCATCTCTCATGTAGACTCGCTGAAAGATATAGTCGATGTGGAAATCACTATAGACAAAAAAGATGGGTATGCGAAGGTTTCGGCCTAGTCCCGCGGATAGTCGTAGCCATAGACTTGTAAAAAATAAGATCTGAGAGCGGAATCTTTAGTGATATCATCTCCGGTATACCAGACCCATACAATAAGGTGCGCGACCCTGGCAATGGCACCTAAGGCCTGCCTTATATCCTCTTCTACCCATTCAACATGATCCCCCGTTGCCGGCCCCACATCAAGTCCAAGGTCAGCTGCGATTGAATAGAGCCCATACCAGTTTCCACTTTTGTGCGCCCGGGCCGCCTTCCGAAAGAGGCACTCTAATCGTTTTATTTCCTCCTTGGTTGCTCCTCTGGCAACAGCCTTGTCCGGATGAGATTTGCCGGCAATACGATAGAATAATCTTTTTAGTTCTTTTTCTTTGTCTGTGTTTTGGGGGCCCGAAGGAATCTCCTCCTCTTCCTCAAGGCCTTTTTCTATTTCCACCAAACTCATGCAATCGTTGAATTCGCCGGCATCAAGGCGGCTCTCCTCTTCCTCATTGGTTGGGGGTTCTTGATCCGGCTCCTGTTGTGTCATGGAGATCTCCCGAAGCTTTTCCCGTTCCTCGGCAGGTAGCTTTGCCAGCCATTCTTGTGCTGCTTTATGGAAAAGCTGTTTGGCTTCGCCCACCAGTTCCTCGTGGTACTCTAAGTCGGCATGGATAAAGTCCGCTTTTTTGAGGAGTTTTTTGAATTTCAGTTTAAGTTGTTTAGACATAGTTTGCCCCTCAGGCTAATTAGTACTAAGGAGTTGAGTATGAGACATATATTAGACAAGGGCCTAGATAAACTAGTTTCCCGAAAATTAATGGCATGGGCGACAGCTACTTGTCTGTTGTTATTTGCCGATTTGGCATCTAGCGATTGGGTAATTATTACTACGGTTTATATCGGCGGTCAGACTATTATTGATGCCGTCGCCAAACTTAAAGGTTATAAATAATGACATTGTTAAAACTTAAAACAATTTCAAAGAAGTTGTGGCTTTGGGCTAAGAAGTTTTGGTGGGTGATCGTCATCGGCCTTTTCTTTTTGTGTGCGTGTCTTATCGGTGCCCTCACACGAAATGGAGCAGTTCTAGCAGCCGCGCTGGATTTGATGGAATCAAAAAGAAACCAGCATGACCAGGAGATGGAAACTCTCGCCCATATTCATAATACAGAGGTGGCTGAGAAGAATGACAGGTTGAAAGAGCATCTTAAGCGTCGCGCGGAAATTGAAGAGGAGTTCAAAAAAAGAGGTGAAACTCTCGATAAACAAAAGGAAGCAGAACTTAAAAGAATTGTTGACGAAGGATATAATGATCCTGAGAAGCTGGCTAAAGAGTTGGCAAAAGTTTTTGGAATGGAATGATGTTTAAAAAGATATTATCGCTTTATTTGGCGATCTTTATGCTGGCACCAGCAATTGTACTAGCAGAAGAGGTGGAGACATTCCCAGACTATGTTGTCTTACCTATTGAAGCAGGGGATATAGTCCCCTTCGATGGGGTGCTTCTGTCCCTCGATGCTGCTGCAAAGCTTGTGACAGAAAAGAAGTTTGAAGATTCCGAGTGCGATTTACGCATTGGGTATGAACTCCACATACAACAAGAAAGATATCAATTACAACTCGACTATAAGGACATCGAGATCAGTTCCCTGAAAGACAAATATGAATCAATGATGATTTTAAAAGTAGCAGAGAACGATCGTCTGACCGAGTTAGTTTTGAAACAAAAACCAGCACAAGGTCCTCTATTGGTAGCACTAGGGTTTGGAATCGGAACGCTCACTTCATTGGGGATCTTTGCATTATCAACGGAGATCGTGAAATAGTGCCAATACCTGAGGTAGAATCAAGAAACCGTTTGATTGCTTTTCTTAAGAAGTTCTTTCAAGAGAAGGGAGCCTCAGGTGGCGGAGATGTATATGTCTCTGGAACTCCCGCCAATAATCAGGTATCCACATGGACTGATTCTGTCACGATTAAGGGTGAGACCGGCCTTACGTTTGATGGTTCTACCCTCACAGTTACAGGAGACGCTAGTGTTACAGGTGATACCACCCTCGGAGATGCATCTGGGGATTCGGTGACCATTAATGCTGCTACCATTAATCTTGCCAATATTGCTCCCGGTACCGACGATACGGTGGTGGTGTATGATGGCAGTAGTTTGGTTACGGATGAAATTAACCCAGCAGTTTGGGATACGAGCGCAACTTTTGTAGATGCCACGGGTACCCCGGTTAATGACCAGGTTGCCATATGGACTGATGCCAACACTTTGGAAGGAAGCACGAACCTCACCTTTGATGGTACGGACCTCACGGTGGGAGGTGACCTAACTGTAACGGGTAACGATATCAAGGGCTCCGGCGGCACCGCCATCACGATGGATGGCTCCAACAATGTGACTATCGCCGGCGACCTAACTGTGGGCGGACAAAATATCCTGGCTCCCGCAGACAGCAATCTTTTCTTTAATACAGACAAGAGCATGTACTTCGATATTGATGAAGACGATGATGAGACTGATCAGATATTCCGCTGGAGAGCCACCAACACTACACTTATGACGCTCACAGAGCAAGGTTATTTAACCCTACCCAATGGTCTCTCGTCCTCAATGGGCACACAGGTTTCCACAGCATGGGCTTTGAAGGCCGATACCTGGATTAAAGTTGCCTCTGTACTCCAATCCACTAATTACTACGCAACAGCCGTAATTGATGTGATGTTAGCTGGTTTCGATACAGCAGCAGAAATCTACCAAGCACGCGTCCATCTGCGCACCCGACCCGGGAGCACCACGAATTCGGTATGTCAAGTGGACATTCTACAGGATGAGGGTGGCACTGTCTGGGATGCTACCGATTTTGTTTTAACTCAGGACACATCTGGTACCACACCATGGCTTGCAGAATTATGGATCCGGACCCCCCGGTCCTGGCAGCGCTGTTATGCAACTATTACTAACGGCACGAGCGACGGTCCCATGAGTTACAAGGCCGACTGGGCCCTCACTCCCGGGCAATCGTGGACCGAGGGCGCCTCGCCTCCCTCCTTGGGATCGGAGGTTACGACCACAAACGTGAAAAAGAAGTTTGCTAGTCTTGAGGTCCTCGGGGATATTTCAGGCTCCGGTCAGCTTACAATGGAGGGGCAACCAGCCTTTTCGGCCTTCACGACTACTGGCCAGACAACTGTTGCGGGACAGTGGATGCACTTAAGTTGCTCCTCGGAAGTATTTGACGTGGGCAATGATTATAATACGACTGATTGTGCATTCACAGCTCCTACAGATGGCAAATATATGCTATCGACAAGTATCCGCCTAGACAGTGTGGATTCGCAACCTAATCAGTTTTGCTGGTTAGTTATTAGCACAAGCAACCGAGACTATTACTCAGCGCTAGAAAACGTTGACGAAGATGATGCTACTACTTACCATACAGTTCAAACCTCGGTTCTTGCAGATATGAATGCGGGCGACACCGCGGAAGTATATTTTAGGGTAGAAAAAGACGTAGCCGCGAGTAATGGAGGCAATTCCATGGGTGTACGCTTTCAGGGTTATTTATTAGGATAAAAATATGAAAACAATTACAATTACGTTAACCGATTTAGAGTGGCAAGCCATGGCAGACATTGTTGTCGACCCAGAGGTCTGGGCTCGCCGTGCCGTCGAAGGCAAGAAGGACAAATGTATTTCTACAGTAGTGGCCAAAGAGCAGGCGCGCTTAATACAGGGGACAAGAAAAACGATGCCGGCAACAATTGAAGGGATTCTAGAGTCGCATTTTGCGCAGCCAGATTATAAGACACGAGCAGAAAGAAGGGGCGCAGAGCAGCAAGCACTGCTGCCCTCCGAGTCCACAAGTGAGTAAAGATCCAGATTATATTCCAAAGCTCGAAAGGGCCATCGCCCAGAAATATGGCGAAGAGACAATCAACAATCCCCGACGTTTTTGGGACGAAAACAAAGAGAAGGAATATGTTCAGCAATCCCAAGAAGAGCGACGTAAGTTTACCAAACTGGCCGAATCTCAAGACAAAGTAGAACAAGACGGATTTTTAATAAACAAAAAACTACTTAATAGAGATCATAATAGGACTTGTCCTGTCTGTGAGAAATATTCTTTTCATCCTAAAGATGATTTGTATATGAATAAGTTTGAGGCTTGCTTCGGATGCTATATACAATATATCGAAGGCAGGGAAGAGAGATGGACAACCGGCTGGAGACCAAATAAGGAACGATAACATGGCAACAGTATTAGAAATTATTCAAGGACTTGCACAGGCAGCCGCTAATGGCGCCTGGGATGGCGCTCACGAGGAATCCCTGCAAGCAGACGGAAAGGCTCGCGACGCTGGCCTCAAGAGACAAGAAGGGCACTACATTAATGACCGTCGCGTCATGGATGGCTTTCAAGTCAAGTTCCACGGCCCTATTCTCCGAGTTAAATACCAGTCTGAAGCCTTACTAAAAGATGTTAAGGACTCTGGTTTTGAAAATGATATCGGCAAGCGCCTGGCGGAAATTGTAAAGTTTCTTAAAAAAGAGTACAAAGCGATTACCGGTGACAGTGTTACGCTGACAAAAGAAGGAGACCACCAGATCTTAGTCCAGCGAATGTCCAATTATCGCACCGACGTCCAGGCTCATTGCGATTATCGTATCGGCGGCCTCAAGGACGTTAAGGATGTGTCCGGGGATTCAGCGGAAGACCGCTTAGACGAGGCAGTCCGCGGCTGGCTTTCTCAGACCCGCAAAAGGTAAGCAGCGCGTGTTATGGGGCACACCCTCACTAAGCAGGAAATTTTAAAAGAGGTAGTTAAGGCCGGCAAAGACCCGGTCTATTTTACAATAAATTATTGCCGCATTTCCCACCCTCAAAAAGGTACGATTCCTTTTAAGGCTTATGACTACCAGCAACAACTCTTAAAAGATTATACTGATTATCGTTTTAATATAATCCTTAAGGCGCGCCAGCTCGGAATATCTACCATAACTGCGGCTTATATTAGTTGGGTAATGTTGTTTCATAGGGATAAAAATATCCTTGTGGTGGCCACTAAACTACAGACTGCTACCAACCTCGTTAAGAAAGTAAAAGCGATTATTAAAAATCTTCCGCAATGGATGCAGATTGCATCGATCGAGGTTGATAATAGAACCTCTTTCGAATTGTCGAACGGATCTCAAATTAAAGGATCCTCCACTTCTGGCGACGCCGGGCGCTCCGAAGCCCTCTCTTTGTTGGTTATAGATGAGGCCGCGCACGTCGAGAAGCTGGGCGATTTATGGACCGCCCTATATCCTACTCTATCAACTGGTGGTCGATGCATCGCCCTCTCGACACCTAATGGTGTCGGAAACTGGTTCCACCAGAACTGCGTTGAAGCCGAAGCCGGGACCAACGACTTTTATATGACCACCCTGATGTGGGATGCCCACCCTGACCGCAACAAAGAGTGGTTTAAAAAAGAGACCCGCAATATGTCTCGCCGCCAGATCGCTCAAGAGCTTGAGTGTAACTTTAATGTCTCCGGCGAAACTGTGATTCATCCCGAGGACATCCAGTGGTATCTAGAGCGAATCACGGCTCCCGAATACCGGACAGGATTTGATCGGAATTACTGGATCTGGAAAAAACATAACCCTGAGAAGCCCTATCTTCTGGTCGCGGATGTTGCTCGCGGCGATGGAAAAGACAACAGCGCTTTTCATATCTTCGAACTAGAAACTATGGAAGTTGTCGCCGAGTATGTAGGTAAACCCACTCCGGATGATTTTTCAGAAATTATACATAATGTGGCGGCGGAGTATGGTAACCCTATGGTGGTGATAGAAAATAACAATATTGGATTCGCAGTACTTAAAAAATTGCAAGATAAAGGGTATCCTAACTTATACTACTCAACTAAGGGCGATCACCAATATGTGGATCCAATGACAGCACAGTGGCAGTCGAATGTGGTGCCTGGTTTTACCACATCTTCTAAGACCCGGCCGTTGATTGTTGCGAAGATGGAAGAGTTTATGAGAAACAAACTAATTACAATTAACTCTAATCGACTGCTTTCGGAGATGAAAACCTTTATTTGGCAAGGCGGCCGGCCACAGGCGATGAGAAGTTATAACGATGATTTGGTTATGTCGTTTGCGATAGGGTGTTGGGTGAGAGATACAGTGATTGTAGAAAGCCATAAAAATGTTGAATATAGCAAACAGTTCCTGTCTTCGATCAGTACGTCAGACACTAAAATAGCCACAACCATTCCGGGGATGACAGGGCACAAAATGACAACAGAATCACAGCGAGGAGCAGAAGCGCAGGAATTCAACCAGAAATACCTGGCTTTGATTAAGGGATAAAACATGGCTAAGAACGAAAGAAATACACGCAACCCAGCATCACCGTTATTTAAGAGGCTTACTCGCCTGCTTTCTGGGCCCATTGTAGATTGGCAGACACAGACTGCTAGACAAGAGCGCCGGAACAACTTAGATAAATACCGATATCGCTTCCGCTCCATGAGTGGTCAAGAGTTTAAGCGCTCTGACAACAACCTGTCCCAGAACTATAATCTTTTTACCTCAGCTGCTTTCCGCAATCAGAACCGCGCCGAGCGGTATATCGATTTTGAGCAGATGGAGTACATGCCGGAGATTGCTTCGGCTTTAGATATCTATGCAGATGAAATGACAACCTCAGATGAGTTTGATAAGTTGTTAAGAATTACCTGTATGAACCTTGAAATCAAAACCATTTTAGAATCACTCTTTTACGACGTTCTCAATCTAGAGTTCAATGCATTTGGTTGGGCCCGCTCCATGACCAAGTACGGCGATCTCTTTCTATATCTAGATCTCGATGAGCAGTTGGGGGTGACTTCCGTTATCGGACTTCCCAACAATGAAGTCGAACGACTAGAGGGCCAGGACTCCTCCAACCCCAATTATGTGCAATACCAGTGGAATGGCGCAGGCATGACTTTTGAAAACTGGCAGGTTGCACACTTCCGCATTTTAGGTAACGACAGGTATAATCCTTACGGCACATCCATTCTAGACCCAGCACGCCGCATCTGGCGTCAACTGTGTTTACTAGAGGACGCGATGATTGCTTATCGAGTTGTCCGCGCTCCAGAGCGCCGCGTCTTTAAGATTGATGTCGGCAACATCCCGCCACAAGACATCCCCCAGTATATGGAAAAAGTCAAGACAGAGATGAAGCGTAACTCCTTGGTCGACCCTTCGACCGGTCGTGTCGATCTTCGTTACAACCCGCTCTCGCTTGAAGAGGATTACTTTATCCCGATGCGTGGTGGTGTGGGATCGGACATTAGTTCTTTGGCCGGCGCAAAGTCCCTGGATGATATCGAGGACGTTAAGTATTTACGAGACAAGTTGTTCTCTGCCATTAAAGTCCCCCAGTCTTATCTTACTAACCTCGATGGGGCTGACGAAGATAAGACTACCTTGGCTCAGAAAGATATTCGGTTCGCTCGGACTATTCAACGTTTGCAGCGCTCTTTTGTTTCTGAGCTAGAGAAGATTGCTGTGGTCCACCTTTATACGTTGGGTTTCCGCGGCGATGATTTAATCAGTTTTAAACTGGCACTCAATAATCCCTCCCGTTTGGCAGAGTTACAGCAGCTTGAGTATATGCGTACGAAGTTTGATACTGCCACCGGAGTACCTGAAGGCATTTACAGCAAGCGCTGGATTGCTCATAACATCTTGGGTCTTTCCGACGATGAGTTCTTACGGAACCAGAGAGAGGCTTTCTATGACCGGAAGTGGCAACAGGACCTGGAGGCCGTTACTGAACAAGGAGCCGAGGAAGCACTTGGCGGCGGTCTAGGGGGCGACGAAGGGCTTGGAGATCTTGGTGGAGACGAGGGCTTGGGAGACCTAGGCGGCGACGCTGACTTGGGTGGCGCCGCTGCGCCAGAGGGCGGCGATGATGATGTTCTTTTGACATCCCCCGGCCGCCGAGAAGATGATCACACAAGTCACTATAAGAAGGGCCGCAAGTATGAGCGCAAAGATGGTCGCCATGATTTGCGCAAGGGGTCAGCTAGGTTTAGGCGAGAGACTCGGGCCACTGTTGCACCAGAATCCCGCCGCGGCAGAAGCCACCGTTCGGTAGCCGGATCTTCGGTTGGAGCCGTTGGCTTACCGGATCTTAAAGCTTTGGTGGGTCTGGAAGAGCAAAAGCAGTCTATTTATAATAATAGCGAAAAACTGAT